TCAGAATGTTGTGAATGCACTTCCAACAAAGACTTCACTTAGAACCAATGAAACTTTCATTGGATATGAAGATGGAGATATTACAAAGAAGGTAGAAGTAAGAGTAACTGGTGTTCTTAAGGACATCAAACCAATTAATGATATTGTACTTGCAACTGAAGGACAAAAAGTCAATGTCAAGAACGTTGGTGAAAAGATAAAGAATCCAGTAGAGAAAACTTACAAGCAGTTATTTGCTAACTCCTGGGTCTATAACACTAGTGCTCGTTTCTTCATTGATACCATTAATGGTTCCAACTTTGACCTCAAGTCTGAACCAGATAAGTCAAATTTAAAAGTTGGTGATAAGGTTGATGTTTTAATTGAGAGCACTGAATTTATCGCTGCACCTGACGCTGTAGTTGCATCAATTAATGGTAAGCAAATTACTTTGAATAATCTGGGTGGTTTCTCTCCCACTGTCAACGTAGAATATAGTATTAGAAGAAAACTTAACACTGCCACCAGTTTTGGAACACCTATCTTACAAGGTGATAATATCCTTACAACAGATATTCAAAATGTTTATAATGAGAATGATGAGCACATGTATGTTGCATCAAACTCATTGCCTTCGTATCCTATTACGAAAACAACCTTCAATGCATCTATTTCTTCAGTAACAGGTGCTTTCCAAAACTTCAATACTGCTACTCTAAAGTATTCTATTCTTTCTTTCCCATCACCAGTACCATTTGTAACTGGAGATGAGGTTGTTTATAGCACTACCGGTAACAATATTGTTGGTTTGCCTGAGGGATCTTACTTTGTAAAAGTGCTTTCACTTTCAAACCAAATCAAACTCTACAGATCTAGGTCTCTTATCGCAACTGATACTCCAGAAGAGTTTGATATTCCTAGTGGAACACAAACG